AATACCAATCTAAGAACCAGACATTCCATGAAAAGTTGTTAGTTGTTCTAGGTGCTTTTAGGGCTATCAAGATTATTCTCATGGGCGACGACGCCATGCTGCTCCAGCGTTTTCCTGGAGTGACATCGAGCGGCCAGACCGACACCACCCTCGGCAATAGTGAAGAATCTTCAGTGTGTGCTAGAGAGGCTGGTGCCGTCCAGAATACAGCATGTGGTGATGACGCTACTCCAGACGTTCCAGAAACGATCACTGACGAGCAGCTTAAGGCCAATTATGCGAGTATCGGTAAGCCACTTAAGGATGTAGGAGTGCATCCTGAAGGGAAAATCGAATTCTGCTCGCATTTGCTCTCCTCGGAGGGTTGCTATCTGGTCAATTATGGGAAGAGCTTGCATGGTTACTTGACCAAACCATTCTTGTTCGAACGGTACCAAGGGCTCCTTTTGGAGTTCGCAACCGCCGGTAAGATGCATCCTTTGTCGGAAGACATTGTCCAACTTTTGGTTGAACACGCGATTCATCATCTTCCAGCGGACTCAGAGGAGCTCGTGGCTGTAAAGGCCCTAGCCCTGCCTGAAAACCGAAAATAGAGTTCCGCGGCGGACGACCGCGAAACTATACGAATCGGAAGATTCGTTGTATATACTGTAAATAGTTTCGAAACCACTATGGGTAAACCAAAGAATGCCCAAAAGAAAAAGAAACAAACCGCACAAAAACAGAAAGGCGGGTTCAGCAAAGCACCGAGACGAGGGAGCCATAAACTGTCACCCTCGGCTCACAGTGTCTATGCCTGGGCCCGAGACCCTTTCGGTAATGTGCAACCGCAGCCATCAACTATGCAATCGTTTTTGGTTGCCTCACCTGTCGTTTATGGAACCCTTGTGGCTCCTACTGCCGGCTACGGTTCTATTACTATAAATCCGTATGCTGGCTACGGAGACGGCACCGAAGGAAACTCTGACGCAACCTCCACCAAACCCATCTATACGAGTAAGACTGGGGGTTCTGTCAAGGCTCTGCAGGCCTATGGAGGACTTTATCATGAAGGGCATCTGCTCGATAAGTCACTCTTTGGTCATGCGCAGCTTTCTCGTGAATTTCGGCGCTGGATTCCAATCGGCGCGGCAGTCCGCATCAGGCCAAATCAGACCGTCCTCAACTCAGGTGGAAGGATCGGAATGGTTGTGGCGGACGCGAGAATACGCGACGGTTTTGGAATTCGCAAACCAGGTTCTGTTGATGGTTGGACGTTTACGGACATCGCCAATCAACGCACGGGCTCAATCCAGCCAATTACCCGAGGCTGGAAAACTCTTGTGTGGCTGAATGAAGACTTCATGGAGTAAGACGCGGTATATTCCGAGGTAACTGCTGCCCACAGCATGCCTCTGGGAGTACTGATTGACGCCGCCTACAAGACTTCTGACACCACATTTGAGTGGCAGGTGAAACTAGTAGGGTACTGGACCGGTGGTAGCATTCCAGGGAGATCTTACATCCCTAGAGATATCATCGGCTACAACGCTGTGATCAGCGCTTGGAAAAGATCTATCATGGAACCAAATAACTCTGGCAAGATTGACCAGAAGTTTTTGCAACAAGCTATGGATTGTTGTTCCGCACCATCTCCTTTTTAAAGGCAGCCTCTGGCGGTAAGTCCTTCTGGGAGCCGGTGTCGGTCAACACAAGTGTAGGCCATAGGTTACGCACACCGGAAAGGAGTGTAGATGAATCCTATGCGATGAATTCACTGTTCTTGTCAGTGGCATCAGCCGGCTTGGCCGGTTTTGGTAGTCAACTGGGTAAGCAGATGAATTCAAATCCGATCAGCTTTTGGTTCGATCACCCAAATCACCAACCAGTCGGGCAAACTGACTGGGGGTGGGATTATGCGGATGATGAATATCAGGCTGTGTGATCACAATGTAGTCCGGGCTCGTAAGAGACACGCGAGTTGAAATAATGTGTCTGAGGTGATGAGGAG